CCTGTAGCTTAACGGTTAAAGCCCCCCGCTCATAACGGGTCGACTGTAGGTTCGAATCCTACCGGGAGCACCAAAAAAATGTTGACAAATAAGAGGTTAAATACTATTATAAATTAACGTTCCAGATTAGCTCAGCGGTAGAGCAGTTGACTGTTAATCAATTGGTCGTAGGTTCGATCCCTACATCTGGAGCCAAGGTCGGGGGGCAGGATGGTAATGCAGCGGATTGCTAATCCGTACTACCTGAAAGGGTAGACTGGGTTCGATTCCCAGTCCGACCGCCATATAAATAATGCTTATGAATAAAGTATGCACAGAATGTAAAAGCGAATTAGGTCACAATGATTGGTGCCCTAACTGCAGAGTAAGAAGATAACGCTGGATTAGCTCAGCTGGTAGAGCAACTGATTTGTAATCAGTGGGTCGGGGGTTCAAGTCCCTCATCCAGCACCATAATGCGGATATGGTGAAATTGGTAGACACGCTAGATTTAGGTTCTAGTGCTTTACAGCGTGGGGGTTCAAGTCCCTCTATCCGCACCATTATGTCGGTGAAGTGTTATGGTAGCACGTCAGTCTCCAAAACTGAAAGCCGGGGTTCGACTCCCTGCACCGATGCCAATTAGGAGAACCACAATGTGGGTTTTAGTTTACATTATACTGAATGGTACTGAACCAATGGTAGTAAATGCTTATGGTCCTAAGTATACCTTTCCAGACATGTACACATGTTTTGAAGCAAGGGAGCAACTATCAGTAGATGTAGGCGGCATGGACGGCTACTTTCCTCAAGGTATGCAAGCCGTTTGTGTAATGACAAAAGAAAGCTCGGTGTAGCTTAGTCTGGTAAAGCGCCTGGTTTGGGTCCAGGAGACCGGTGGTTCGAATCCATTCACCGAGACCATAAAGGGGAATTAGCTCAGTTGGGAGAGCGATTGATTTGCATTCAATAGGTCATCGGTTCGATCCCGGTATTCTCCACCATATGCGGATGTAGCTCAGTTGGTAGAGCGTTACCTTGCCAAGGTAAATGTCGCCAGTTCGAATCTGGTCGTCCGCTCCATTAACATATACACATACTATTTTAAAGGAAGAAAAAAATGAAAGAACAACTAGTCAAAGCAGCACGTATGCACGCCGAAGGTGAGTTAGAACGTGCAAAAACAAACATTATGGTTTATATGAATCAATCAGTAGGTATTGGTGAGCACAGCGACATTGTTGAAGCGATTCAAGAAGAACTTGATAAAATGGCGGCAGCAGAAGATCGCATTGAAATGTTACAAAAACATTTTAGTTAAATGAACAAACCTTTTGGAATTAATGCTCATTTTCCAACCCTTGTATATTATGCATATGATGTTGTGAGCAAAGACGATCATCAAAAAATAATAAACAAGTGTGATGAACTTAGAGGTGATATACTTGAAGAAAAGCCAGCCGGTTGGTTTTGTGATGTAAAGTCGTCTTATCATAAAAAGAGTTTAGCAAATACTCAGCCTTTTAGAAAACTAATACTAGGCATTGAGAGACATATTAAAATATTTTGTCAACATTTAGATGCACATCCATCTAAAATTAAATGCGACCATGCATGGATTAATGCTAGTGGGCCTGGACAGTTTCAAGAAGAACATACCCATCCTAACTCGAACATTAGTGCTATCTATTACTTAAAAGCACCAGACGGTGCAGCAGGAACAATTTTTAAAAATCCTTTTACAAAACATAGCACACTTCCAATTAAAAATTACAAAATGGAAACAACACAAGAAACTGGATATGCGCCAGAACCAGGTAAGTTATTGTTATTCGAATCCTTTGTGCCACATTTAACTGAGGTGCACGGCTTAGATAAAGAAAGAATGACTTTTGCAGCCAATTTTACTGTAAAGTAGTAAATAGATGACCATTATGGAGGTTTGGCAGAGTGGTCGAATGCACCGGTCTTGAAAACCGACGAACGTCAAAAGCGTTCCCAGGGTTCGAATCCCTGAGCCTCCGCCATAACAAATCGTGATAAATATTCACATAACTAAGGCATTTAAATGAGCGATAAATTAATTTTTACAGTCGGATTTACTGACGCTATTAGTGATGATTGGACAGTTCAAGATCCCAACGCTATACTTGATGATAGACAAACATCTTACAATTTGAAAAAAATGGTTACAGATGAAGAAACATGGTCTGCAAGTTGGGAAATTGATATGTCAAAAAGATATAATCAAATTGTATTTCATAATTGGGAAACAATTATAAGAGCACCGCATCTTAGAATGGTTGATTTTTTTGAAAACGATGTGCCATTTATTGATGATTATAAAACACGGTCATACCAATTGAGTTTTATTAATTTAATTCCAGTAAAAGGGTTCAACACTGAAGTATTTGATTATAACAATGATACAGAAAATGCAGTAGCAACTGTGCCCTGGGGGTCAATATATTTAGATTTAAATACAATGATTGCAACTGGTAATCGAAGTGAAGCGCCGTTAATGCAAGAATTTTTATTCAATGAAAATACTACTAGAATACCTGAATTGCTTGACATGAGAATTTCTCCTAAATTTAATTTTCAATTTCCAATCGGATTTGATGAATTTGGCAGTAACAGAGTAAACACTATTGCAGGTATGAATCCAGACGCTCGTCAAAAATATGAAACTTACAAACAAGAATTAACTGATGTTGGATTTACTGAAATGGGCATTTTAAATTTTGCTCACAATGGAATGCTAGAAGTTGGAAAACTAATAGAAGATCCTGTAGATATTATTGACAAATTAAATGAATCGCCGTATATTTGTAGAGCAAGTTTAACGAAACCGGAGTAACCAATGAAAATTATAAAAACTTTTTCTAGTGACGACAATGTTAAAGATTCTGTTATAGGTTTAACAGACGAAATCTTAGTAGTGGAATTTTATGAATATGGAAAACGTATTGGTGAAATTGAATATCCTAACAAATCTTATCATTATGTAGAAGATGCAGCAGAAAATTGGGTTACTGGTGTTATGACACAGGAAACAATCAAACGGTATAAAAGTGCTGCATGATCCAAGGTAAAACAATTGTACTGTGTATGCCTGGCGCATCATACAGTGGAGAGTTTTTAAAAAACTTCTTAGCATTATTCTTTCATATTAAATCACGTGGTGGCAATCCTGTTTTAAGCCAGTCTTATAGTAGCATGGTTAATTTTGCTCGTTGCAAAGTAGTAGGTGCAGATGTTGGACGTGGGAAATATCAAAAGCCATGGAACGGACAGCACTACGATTATATGTTATGGATTGACAGCGATATTATATTCAACACACAACAGTTTGATAAACTAGTAAGCATGGACTGTGACGTTGCTAGTGGTTGGTATAGTCAACCTGGAGGCACAACACCTGTTGTAGAATCCATGGATGACGATTATTTCCGTGAACATGGTACATATCGTTTTATTACTGCAGATGAAATGGAACAGCGTAAATTTGCATTCAAAGCAGACTACATTGGATTTGGCTGGGTACTAATAAAACGTGGCGTGTTTGAACAAATGGAGTATCCATGGTTTGCTCCCAAGCTACAGGACTTGGGTAATGGACTACAAGACATGTGCAGTGAAGATGTAGCATGGTGTTTGGATGCACACAAACTGGGCATTGACATTTATGTAGACCCACAAGTTCGTGTAGGACACGAAAAGACACAAGTATTATAAACCTATACTAAATTGTTCTTGATTTATTGATTTTCAGACTTTATACTAAACTCACATTAACAGAGGAGAGTATAATGTTTTTATGTTACCAGGATAATGAGAAACGCAGTGCTGCAACTTTCAATCCATATCGCTACAATCCTAATAATATGATCTGTAAGCACCTTGAGAATTACTTTTTCTTAAAATTCATCATACAAAATAGCGAGGACTTTGCAGAGCGTCATCGTGCAAGCAAAGAACTAGATGTGTGTGAGCGTAAGATTGCATACTGGCAAAAAATGCCTACGTATAATGAGGATACGTATTTGCGAGATGTAGCCAATTACAAAAAAAATTACGCTATGTAAAAAAAATTACAACCCACTGAAAACATTGAAAACTTTTTTGATGTTTTCAGTTGACATTTAGGTTAGTAGTCACTATATTATATATGTAGACAACAGGAGACAGTCATGTTCGTAGTTAAGACACAGATTTTGGAAAACTATGGTGCTCACAGCGAAGACGGCCGTTTTGCCTCAGGCAATGCGTACTGGAAGATGAAAGGTGGTAACGAGTACATCGTTCGTGACCTAGACCGTCCGCAGGATGCTATGGCGTTCGTTGCTGCGAAGTTCATTGAGAATAACATCTCATTCAAGGAGTTTCCAATTGAGGTAATCACCTGGGACGAGTGGCAAGAAGAGTTGAACGAGCTCGACGAAGACTATCGTGAGTTCCTAGTAGAGCAGGCTGTTGCTTGCTCTCCAGTAGCGGAGGCAGTGTAATGAAATACAGTAAAGGTCCTACATTTAATACTGAGCAAGTTCTTCAATTGTCAATCATAGTTGATAGTCAACAAGGCTTTATCAAAAGTGGCTATGGATATTATGACTACGAAAATGATGTAAACGTCACTGATAACAAGACGGCAGTTATGCAATATTTGTCAGGAGATATAAGCCTTCCAGAATTTACTGATGAAGTGAATACTGAAGCTTCTAATATTAGAAATAGTTTTCGTGATGAGCTAATTGCTAAGAAACTTATGGGAAAACTCAACAGTTTTGAAGACAGTGTGCTAAGGGTAATTAGTAACGAAACAACTGATGTTTTTGGCGTTAGTATTCTTGCCAGTCTCCCTAACAGTTATCGTGTCCAGAAAAAACGTCAAGGACTGGATGATTGGTTTGACGATATGCGTAATAAAAGCGAGTTTGTTGGCAAAATTGGCGAACGTATGCGGATTAATGTACTAGTTAAAGACGTCAAGTTTATTGCAAAGTATGGCATACATTTGGTAACTTGTATTACCCAAGAAGAAAACATTGTTAAGTTCTTCTTTAATAAAGAACCTGACATTGCTGGAATTCTTGAATCTCGTCAGATAACCCTAACTGGTAAAGTAAAGCAACATGACGTAAGTAAATTCAGTAATTGTAAAGAAACTGTATTTAATTACGTAAAAATTGAAGAAAAGTGTTGACACGGTATTCATACTGTGTTATCAAAGTGGTGTAGAAACAATTTATGGAGTGAGAGACCATGCAAAAAGTTTTGATCCGTACTGGAGAGTACAATAAAATGCCAATTACAAATGAAGTATTTACACTTGTAAAAGGTGTTAGTAAAGGCAAAAACGGTAGTTTTGTTACTGTTGCTGGTACTGGTGAAAATGGTTATCCTGAGCGTAACATTCGTATCAAAGTAAAAACTAAAGACGATATTGAATTGCAAGCCGAGGAAAAGAAAGAAACAGATGAAGAAGTTATTGAACGTCTGCGTGAGCGTTTTCAAATTTTAGAAGACATGAGCTACGCAAGTTGTGATGGCGTTGTCCGTGGAATGGTCGTTACTGGACCTCCGGGCGTTGGCAAATCATACGGCGTTGAGAAAGTTATCCGTGAAGCTGAAATGATGAACAAAATGTCTGGAGGTTCTGGCAACACGGGTCGTAAGTATGGTATGGAAAAGGGCGCAGCGTCTGCCATTGGTTTGTATAAACTGCTCTTTGAATATGCCAATGAGGGTAGTGTACTTGTACTAGATGACTGTGATAGCGTATTGTATGATGAAACTAGCCTCAACTTGCTAAAGGCTGCACTAGACAGTAGCCCAAAGCGTTTCCTAAGCTGGCGTTCAGAAAGTACAGTGTTACGCCGTGAAGGAATTCCAGATCGGTTTGAGTTTAAAGGTTCTATTATCTTTATCACAAACCTAAAGTTTGAAGCAACTCGTGGTAAAATTAAAGACCACTTGGACGCTATCATGTCACGTTGTCACTATCTAGATCTGACGCTAGATACTATGCGTGATAAATTTTTGCGCTGTAAGCAAATCGTCAAAGACGGTATGCTGCAAGAATATATGTTCTCCAGTCAAGAGCAAGATCAATTGCTGGAGTTCATTTTTGATAACCGTAGTAAGCTACGTGAAATGAGCTTGCGTATGGTACTAAAGATTGCCGATCTCAAAAAAATGAACGGCAATAAATGGCAACGTTATGTAGAAATGACCTGCATGAAACGAGGCCGATAAAATAAAAGTCCAACGGTGGACCTCCTCTGTCTGCGTCACTCTCACTCACACCGTTGGGTTTAACTGGGCCGGTAAAGTAAGACACTTTACCGGCTCTTCTTTTCACTAAGTACTTATAGTACGATTGACAAAAATTAACGTATAGTATAATATTAATATATGAAGTGTAAAATTATTCTTAAAGACGAAGTAAACTGTAAAGTTGAAGGTCTTGATTTGCAGACTCGTCGCAAGTGTGAACAAAAATTAAAGTTCTTTTTGCCTTATGCAAGACACGTACCAGCATACAAACTAGGGCGTTGGGACGGCTGTGTGAGTTTTTTTACTATGGGGGGCAACACGTTTGTAAATGCATTGCCACATATTATTCCTATATTACAAGAACAACGATACGAGCTTAATGTAGAGGATCAGCGTACCATTTGGAAGTTTGACTTTCAACAAATTGCACAGGACCATTTTAGTGCCAGAACTTGGCCTGATAAACACCCAGCGGCTGGAACCCCAGTAATGTTGCGTGATTACCAAGTGGAAATTATCAATAAGTTTTTAGATAACACACAAAGTATTCAAGAGATTGCAACAGGCGCTGGTAAGACACTGATGACCGCTGCACTCAGTAACCTAATAGAACCTTATGGGCGTAGTATTGTTATTGTACCAAACAAAGACTTGGTTACACAAACAGAAGCAGACTATATCAACTTGGGACTAGATGTAGGTGTATACTTTGGTGACCGTAAAGAGTATGGTAAAACACATACCATTTGTACATGGCAGAGTTTGAACATTATCGAAAAACGTTTTCGTGATGGTGAAAGTGAAATGAGTTTGGACGATTTTGCAGAAGATGTAGTATGCGTTATGGTAGACGAAGTGCACCAAGCAAAGGCAGACGTACTAAAGAAACTGTTAACAGGTAGTTTCCGTAATGTTCCTATTCGTTGGGGACTAACAGGTACTATACCTAAAGCAGACCACGAACGATTAAGTTTAGAAGTAGGCTTAGGAGAAGTTGTGCACCAACTAGCAGCAAGTGAACTACAAGATCAAGGTGTACTAGCACAGTGTGATGTTAACATTATGCAGTTGCAAGACACAGTTAATTATGGTAACTATCAGAGCGAGCTTACATACTTGACAACTGACAAAAATCGTTTAGACTATATTAGTGAAATGATTAAAAACATGTCAGCTAGTGGAAATACACTTGTGCTTGTTGATAGACTTAAAGCAGGTGAAGGGCTAGTAGAACGTCTCGGAGACGACACTGTTTTTATTAGTGGTTCAATGAAAACATCTGACAGGAAAGATGAGTATGATGAGATTAGTGAAGCAAACAATAAAATTATTATTGCAACCTATGGTGTTGCGGCTGTTGGTATTAATATTCCTCGCATTTTTAACTTGGTACTCATTGAACCTGGTAAGTCATTTGTTCGAGTAATTCAATCAATAGGACGGGGAATACGTAAAGCACAAGACAAAGACAGTGTCCAAATATGGGATATTACTAGCAGTGCAAAGTTTAGCAAACGACATTTGACTGAACGTAAAAAATACTACCGTGAAGCGAACTATCCTTTCCGTGTAGAGAAAGTAGATTTTAAATGAAAATATTAACAGTAGAAAACAAGTGCTATGACTTAGAATATGTTCCTGAAGAAATAGAAGACATTAGATATTGTGTTCTAGACTATAGCGATAAAGATAATGCAGATTATATTTTCGTTCCGCTGGTTTTTTTAGAAAGTTTTAGTTGTCCTGCGGCAGTACTAAAAATTGGTAAAAATACAGTAAGGGTTCCACTAGATTGGAACTTGGTTGTTTGTGATCCCATGGTTGGAGATCCTGAAATACTACCAATAACAAGTCTAAATGACCGTGGGTTTAAAGGGTTTGTATTTAACCCAATTACAGGATTTATGCCAGAGTTTATAGAAGTTGAAATTGTAAATATTTACCAGGAGGTAAAATGGTATTTTCCTAAATTAAAATACGGGCACATACTAGCAGTACCTCTTGAAGAAAAAAACAATCCGAAATGTGTTTACTTTGTCAAAGAAACTGCTAAACTGCCTGATATACTAAGTACGGATGATTTGTGGTGAGTAAGCTAGATCTTAAAAATGAAATGCGAGCTATTGATACCAGAGATAGAAGCTGGTACAAGAGTTTGTCTGAGGATGAACGTAAAAAATATGACAAGCAACTGTGGGTACAAATGCGTTATGCTAGTAGTGTTAAAGGTGTAAATGCAGCACAATACCTAATGTTAGTAAATGAGTTTACTAATTTAAACTTTAATACGCTACGTCATCATCCACAATTACAGCACTATCTGTTACAACTTGCAGGCAGTGGTCGTAATGAGTTTCATCCTTGGCTTCCTCCTGGTAAAGGTGTTATAAAAAACAAGTTTATGAATTGGTTATCTGAACAATATCCTGAATACAGTGATGAAGAACTTGAGTTGTTAGTAGAAACAAATGGAAAAGACTCATTTGTTGATATTATGGAACAACAAGGAATGACCAAAAAAGAGATTAAAGAGATCATTAAATGAAATGTGATTATTGCGGAAAGGAATTCAAACGTGAAAGTACATTACTTGCTCACACGTGTGAGAAAAAACGCCGCTGGCTCTCAAAAGAATTTCCTGAAACAATAGCTGGCTTTACTGCATTTGACTTGTTTTATAGACTTAGTATGCAACATAAGCCTAAGGAATATAAGGATTTTGTAGACAGTCAGTTTTTCAGCGCATTTGTTAAATATGGAAGTTACTGCATTAATACTCGTGTTATTGACACAGAAGCATACACTCGTTGGCTAGTACGTAAACAAGCAAAACTTAAAGATTGGCCAACTGATCGTATGTATATGTTATTTGTACGAGATCATGTTAAAAAAGAAACAGTGGATAGAGCATTAGAACGTTTTGTAGAACATGCAAGTAAGACGTCTTACTTTGACACATTCTGGGAAAGTGCAGGTGGATATGTAATTGCAGACTGGGTGGAGTCTGGCAAAATAAGTCCATGGATAGTTATTTGTAGCACTCGTGCACAAGTTGCATTAAATGCAATGAACGAAGAATGTTTTAACAGAGTAGCCAATGCAATTGATGCAGGCCACTGGGGCAAAAAAACACAACAAGCACCGCAAGATGCAGCATGGGTAAGACACATAATTGATGGAGAACCTGTTGATGCTTAAACGTAAAAAATATAATTTAACTGACCAGGAACGTGAAGCCAAACGTAAAGAAGTTGAAAAACTAGTCGCAAAAAAAGAAAAAGTGTATTTAGACGAACCATGGCAAGGGTATTGTGATGATGATTCACACCCGTTGTTTAGTATATTAGTAACTAAACAAAAACCAAAAGCAGTATGTTACTACTGCTCAAAAATGTGGATACTAGATGGATAAGTGTAACAAACATCATATACTATTTGTTAAAAATAGTGTTGGAGACTATCAAGCAATGGATGCAGTATGCGGTAAACAAGTAGGAAAAACTATTTGGTATTGTTGTAAAGAACACATGGAAAAAAGGGTACAGCCTGATTTAGGTATACGTTATACAAATAATGATGATGGAGAAATAATGAATGATTAAATTGGAGACAGTTGATGCCTGATATTGATATTGACTTTGCTAACAGAGATCAAATACTAGCAAAAATTAAACATGTACCAGCACGTTTGAAAAATCGTAAACACAACACAGGGGTATATTGTCATCGTGTTCCTGTTGATCCGTTTAAAGTATTATGCACACTAGATCACAAAGAAGCAGATGAAGCAGGATTCTTTAAACTAGACATGCTCAATGTTAGCATATATAAAGATATAAAAAGCGAAGCACATTTAAAAGAACTCATGGAAAGAGAACCGATATGGGAACTATTAAAGCATCCAGAGTTTACCTCTCAAGTTTTCCATTTAAGCGGAAACGAGGAGCTCGTAAGTACACTAGAACCATCCAGTTTAGAACAACTCGCCGCGGTGTTAGCTATTATTCGTCCATCAAAAAGATACCTGGCAAAAGACGTGGACTGGGACCGTATAAATCGTGAGGTTTGGACTAAACCAGAAAATGGCAGTTATTACTTTAAAAAAGCACACGCATTTTCGTATGCAATGGCTTGTGTAGTGCATATGAACTTGATTTGTGAAAAATTAGGATATTAATATGAATGAACAAAAATTTTTAGAAGAAATCAATGACAATGGATTTACAATGTGGGAAGCCAGATTTGATCCTGAGTGTATTGAAGAATTAAACACTTATGCAGAAACATTTCCACCAGAGCGTGGCCATGACAAAAATATGAAATGGTTTGGTTGGGAAACAATCAAGGAAATGTCCAAAGAAGAAATAGATAAAATTGACTGGGCTTACTATTGGACAGATGAACCAAAAGAAAATCATTTTATTAATAATGTAATCAAACCTGAATTGGGCAAGTGTGCAGATGCTGCATTTGGTGCCGGCAATTGGGAATGGTATATGTGTGACTTTATTGTACTACATCCAGGTATGAATTTTGTACGTCCACATATTGATACACCTTATCGATTCAAAGAGTTTAAATATACAGAAGGTCTGTTGGGATTACAATTTATGGTAATGCTTTGTGACTTTGAACCAGACAATGGTGCAACAGGATATGTTCCAGGGTCACACAAATACATATATGATTATTATCAAAACTTGTATGCAGACAAGAGCGTATTTGACTTGTTCTTTATGGATAATTATAAACAACATCAAGGACCAAAAGGAAGTTTTGTGTGTTGGCACCCAAGAGTTCTTCATAGCACTATGCCAAATCACAGTGATAAAATTAGGCGTGGGTTATTGTTACATGCAGCCGAAAAAACAACAGCCAGACGTTTACGAACAGTTGACCCGCAAAAGAATACTACACTTAGAACTAGTTAACTTTTCTAACTAGTTGTATATTTCTTCTTTTAACACGTTTTTGAATTATATTACTTAAACTAATAGTTGGTCCATGTATTACTTCAAAGTCTTTAAGACTGAAAGTAACTAACGTGGGCCTAAATTTTTCCCAGCGGCTTTTAAAAATAATGTTGATAGGGATCATTCGATTTGTTCCCCACCACCATTCTTCACCTAGATCTAAAAAATCTCTTTTATCGTTAGCGTTTTTAATGTTTTCAAAGCAATACATACTTGCCATTTGTTGGTCAAGATTTTGCATAATGCCAACATATTCATTACCGCCATACGAAATAAGTGTTAGAAATGGAAAATTTTCCAGTAGTTTCTGATATTTTTGTGGTATATGTGTCATCCTATTATTACTTATCGAAATAAATACTAGTGGAGAAATTATCTAATGGCATATCAAGGTACATCATATAGCTTTAATCAAAAAGCTCAATTTACAATACCCAATCGTAGCGGCACGAATTCTTCTGTTTTGCCAATTCGAACTGGTACAAACTATTATGGCACATCAAATAACTACAATCCTTTTGTTGTGTATACCGGTATCGATACCGATATTTTGTTTTCTGTAATCAGCGAAACTCGTAAAGCAGTTAGCTTAGTAAACAAAACATTTACAGCTCGAATTGTTTCACGCTCAGATAATATAGTTCGTGTCACAAAAAACTTATCTTTCTTTGATTACAATAACAGTACTTTATTACTCCGTTTAACTAAAACAGACGTAGATAACTTGTCTGCTGGTCTTTACGATCTAACTATTACTTATACTGATAGTGAAGGCAATGAATTTGGATTAACAAGTGACACTGTTCAATTTCAAATAAACTATACTCTTGAAATTAAAATTGCTCCTGGACTACAAATTGAGCAGAGTTTAGAAGAAAGCCAGTTTACTAACCCTGGAAATGTTGGATCAAAATTAGCAAGTACTGCACAAACTCTTAACAGTGATGGCACAAATACTGCCGCAGTATATGTTACTAATTTTAGTGGAAAACTATATGCAGAAGGAACACTGGATTTACAGCCAGCAGAACGTGATTGGTTTGAAATACAACTTGATCCAGAAAACTCAAACAACTATTGGACATTTACAAGTGCATCAGGTGTTGTTCCGTTTACATGGGATGGCATGTTTATGTGGGTTCGTTTCCGCTATGTAGCTGATGTTGGAAACACAGGAACACTTGACAAAATCCTATATAGAGCGTAATATAGCTATATGTTAGTTTTAGATTTTGTTCGTCAGACGTTGCCTGGCGGTTGGAAGTATACACCTAGTGGTTGGGTCAGTGGAAACTGTCCAATGTGTGTCACACGTGGGCACCGTGCTGATACCCGTAAACGTGGCGGGCTTATGTTTACTGATGACAAAGTACAATACAATTGTTTTAACTGTGGATTTAAAACTGGTTGGTCGCCTGGTAGAAAAATAAATGGTAGACTACAAGAATTACTTGTACAGTTTGGCGCTGATACTGCACAAATACAACGTATCAATTTTGAATTGCTTAAAGAGCAAGAAGAAGCTGACATTGCAGGCCAGTTTATTAAACAAGATACACCACGTGAAGTAAAAATAAACTGGCATGAAGAACCACTGCCTCCAGACAGCAAAAGGTTGTCGGAAGTTAACACTAGTGTATTAACTGATCAAGAACTGGATAAGTTTATATCAGCATGTGAGTATGTTCAAGAACGTGGATTAAGTTTTTATAATGACTGGCACTGGAGCCCGTTTAAACATTTCAGTAACCGTATAATATTACCATTCTACTATGAAGAAAGAATTGTAGGATATACTGCACGTTGGGTTGGAAAGACACCAAATAAAGAAACGCCCAAGTATTACTTGAAGAGTCCCAAGCATTTTGTATACAATGTTGATGCACAGGCTAATCATAAGTACACCATAGTCACTGAAAGTCAATTTGATGCACTTGTTACTGGCGGTGTTGCAATGCAAGGCAACACACCTAGTATGACACAGTGTGATGTAGTTGATAGTTTAAAAACAGAAGTTATTGTAGTACCAGATGCTGATAAAGCTGGTAATGAATTAGTTAAGGCAGCACTCAAGCGTGGTTGGAGTGTAAGTTTTCCTCCTTGGGAGGGATGTAAAGACGCTGGCGATGCAGTGCAAAAATATGGTAGATTATTTACAGTAAGGAGTATAATTGAAAGTACAGAGAGCAACTCAACAAAGATCCAGTTACTTGCTAAATCCTATTGTAGATGATTACAATATTAGAGATGAGGATTTTTATAAAAGAGTGAAACATGTAAGTGCATACACAGATTTACAAAGCGAATGGGTCAAACGATTTGCTTGGCTACCTAAACGTAGCGATATAACCAATGAACGGATTTGGTTGACAAATTATTACGAGTACGTTATAACAATGGATATGAATGGCACAGTGCCACACAAAAGTAAAGACTGGCGCATGGTATATACCCGTAACGAATATATTGCTAAGAAGCTAACAGGCGAAATTAAATGAGTGAAGAGTATACAGACGATTTACAAAAACTTTATATTGAGTTTTTGTTAGCAGAGAAAGACCTCTTTGTTAGATGTAATGCTATTACACAAAGCAAATACTTTACACGTAAGTATCAGCCTGTTATGGACTTTATACAACAACACGTAGACGGTTATGGTGACTTACCCACACATGAACAAATTGCTGCAAAAACAAGTCAGCAGTTTGACGACATTACTAACAAAGTGACAGATGACCATAAAAAATGGTTTATGGATGAATACGAAAAGTTTTGTAGACACAAAGCACTGGAAGGTGCTATCCTTGCTAGTGCTGACAAACTTGAACGCAATGAATATGGTAGTGTAGAAAAACTAATTAAAGATGCTGTTAGCATTGGACTTGCTAAAGACTTTGGACTTAACTATTGGGATGATCCCGCAGGACGTATTCAAACTATTAAAGACAATCGTGGACAAAACAGTACCGGTTGGGAGAGTCTGGACAAAGTATTGTATGGCGGATTTAATCCAGGCGAACTGAATATCTTTGCAGGTGGTTCGGGCAGTGGTAAAAGTTTGTTTATGCAGAACATGGCACTCAACTGGGCACTTGCTGGTAAGAACGTTGTTTATGTAAGTTTGGAACTTAGTGAAGAACTGTGCAGTATGCGACTAGACGCCATGCTTACTAATATGAGCACTAAAGACGTTATGAAAAATCCAAGTGACGTTGAGCTTAAAGTTAAAATGGCAAGTAAAAAAGCAGGCGTATTGCAAATTATACAAATGGCAAATGGCAGTACAGTTAATGATATTAAAGCATATTTAAAAGAATATCAAATACAAAAAGGCATTAAAGTAGATGCATTGTTTGTTGACTACTTGGACTTGATGATGCCGGTAACAGTAAAAGTAAATCCAAGTGATCAGTTTATTAAAGACAAGTTTGTAAGTGAAGAGTTACGTAACCTGGCAACTGAACTACATATTCTATTTGTTACAGCATCACAACTTAACCGTGGTGCAGTTGACGAAGTAGAGTTTGACCACAGCCACATTGCAGGTGGTATTAGTAA